GGCGTGGAAGCTGACCGGCAAGGGCGAGGTCTATGTCGACTTCGGCGACGGATCGGAAGACGTACACTACAGTCTAGTCCTCGACAAAGAGACGCCCATCTGGCACGAGTACACGAAGACGGGAACGTACACGATCGTCGTACTCCAGGCAGGGAACTCGTACTGCGCGACGCTCATCATCACCGTTGAGGAGCCTGTTGTACGCATCCCGGCGTTCGCTACGATCCTCGTGGAGGAACACGAGAAGGTCAGCTTCAACATCCCGTATCGTGAGCGCGGGTGTAGCAACGGGACGCCTGTACAGATCACGGGGATCTCCCCCGGCGCGGGCGTGACGGAGTTCCGGCTGACAGCGTACCGGACTGACACGGGCGAGAAGATCAGCCTGTTCGACTGCAATAACGACTGGTCCTACTGTTGGGGCGAGTGGTTGCCGCTGATCGAGGATCTAGCGATAGCGCAGCCGATTGCCTGTTGGGCCTTGTGGAGCGGGGAGAAGACGCCGATCCCGATGGTGTCCGTACCCTACCCACGGGATGCGGGAGACAAGGGCTGTGGCTGTGGCGGGGGCGACGACTGGGAGCAGCCGACGATCCCGGAAAACGCTATCATCATGACGTTCACGCTTGAGGCGCGGAACGAGTTCATGGGTACAATCTACCCGAGCGTTACATGGTGCATCGGCGTGCTGCCTGACGAGTGCTAGAAATCGGCTCCCTGAGCCGACCATCACCTCCTTGCGTGGGGCTGTCTGGGCGACTAGGCAGCCCCCGCTCTTTGTGGTAGGATAGAGCGCTGACTCACTGTCCGCACACCGCCACTGCGGGCGCCTCCTTGCGGGCGGGGACTAGCTAGTCCCCGCCTTGCTCTTTCTCCCCCTTGACACAGCGATATATATCTGTATACTGGCGGTGAGGTGATGGAGATGCAGCGATGGATCGTAAGGATGAGCGGTGGTCTACTCTGGGCAAGTCTCACGCGCCCGACCTATTCCTCGATCGAGGAAGCAAAGAACGCGGTGCGGCTTATGTGCGAGTTGCGCCATGATCTCACAAGGGCGGACTTCGAGATCGTCAAGGAGGCGTGATGCCACTACGTCTGATTGGGAAAGTGAGCCTTTCCGATGAGATCAAGATGCTTGAGATGCTGCGCGACAAGCTGCTCTCTGTGCGCGGGCAGGCGCGGCTGATCGCTGACTCAACCGGGGACGAGTACACGCGCAATCGACTCCTCGACATCGCGGAAGGTGCGGGGAACTTCAACACAGTTGCCTGCTATCTCACAGACCGTGCGCGTGAGGCTCAGGCCGAAGCGGGCGCGGAGGCTGGCCGCGAAGTCACGTTGCGGGAAGACCTCGGGAGGTAGCATGGACAAGTGCGAGACGTGCAACGGTACCGGAGTCGTCAACGTGCGCTACGAGTGGCGCGGCGTGGTCGGCGACGGCGAGGGCGTGTGCCAGGATTGCGGCGGGACAGGGAGGCAAGATGAAACCAACTAGCCTAGGCGCTGGGCTCGTGTGGATCAGCGGGTTCCGGCTCGCTGCGGACGGCAAGGCGGCGGAGGCGCTGCGGGAGTGGAAGGCGGCTGGCGGTACGTACAAGGCGCTGATCGAGCGAGCGCTTGAGTCCTACGCGCAGACGGAAGCCTATCGCGGCTACATCGCGGGAATGGAGGAGGAACAGTGAAGATCGTCAATCTAGCAGTTGAGAATGTGAAGCGCGTTGAGGCTGTAGACATCACGCCTCAGGGCGACGTCGTTGTGATCGGCGGGCAGAATGGCGCGGGCAAGACGTCTGTGCTCGACGCTATCGCCTACGCCATCGGCGGCAAGCGGCTGTGCCCAGCAAAGCCACTCCGCGAAGGGACGAAGAAGGGGTCTGTGTCCGTCGATCTCGGAGAGATGAAGGTTGTGCGCACGTTCACGCGCTCGCCGAAGACGGGAGAGGTGAAGTCGGAGATCATCGTAACGGAGGCCGGAGGCGGCCCGATCTCGTCACCACAGGCGCTACTCGACCGCCTAGTCGGAGACCTCTCGTTCGATCCGCTTGAGTTCACCCGGATGCGGCCGGAGGAACAGGTGATGGTGTTGCGCCAGGTTGCGGGGTTGGACACTGTAGCGATCGATAAGGAAATCTCCGCTGCCTATGAGTCACGCAAGACGATCGGCGCGGCAGTCAAGCAAGCCGAGGCGGGGCTTGAGGAGAGTGAGCGGTTCGCGGACGCGCCGGACAACCCGGTCGACGTGCAGGCCCTTCTCCGGCGCCGTGACGCGGACCTGGAGTACAACCGCGAACTCGATGAATCGAAGGACACGCTGGCGTACAAGCGCGAGAAGGAAGCCGAAGCGAACGCGGCCGTGAAGCGTCTCGAGGAGCAGCTGAAGGCGGCGCAGATCGAGGCCAAGAAGGCGAAGGAGAACACGGACGAGTTCAAGGAAGCGTTCGAGAACAAGGAACCGGCGCGCGACGTGTCCAAGATCACCGAGCAGATCAACTCCGTACAGGAGACGAACCGCCGCGTCGAGGCCAACAAGCACTACGCCAAGGCCGAGGCGCGGGTGAAGGCGCTCGCCGAAGAGCACGAGAAGGCCGAGGCGGTGCTGGCAGAGCTGCGCGACAAGCGAGTGGCGCTGGTTCAAGCCACGAAGATGCCGATCGAGGGGCTCGATCTTGGAGACGGCGGAGTCCTATACAAGGGGCTCCCATTCGATCAGGCATCGTCGGCGGAGCAACTGCGTGTGTCCTTCGCGATGGGGCTCGCGCTGAATCCGAGTCTAAAGGTGCTGCTCATCCGTGACGGGAGCCTGTTGGACGATGCGAACCTGGCGACTATTGCCGCGATGGCATCCGCAGCCGAGGCGCAGGTCTGGATTGAGCGCGTCGGGGAAGGGGAAGAGGTGTCGGTGATCATCAAAGAGGGGCGTGTAAAGGGAGCAGAGAAGGAGGATTCGTGAAGGTCCGTTGCAGTTCGCTTGATCGTCTCTTCGCGTGCCCGGCAAGCGCGCACACCGAGAACGATACGGTACTGATCGACCATGAACCGACCGAGGCGACGAAGACTGGTATCGCTGTTCACGCCCTCATGGCCGATGTCGTCAAGAATCACTACCGCGAGTTGCCCGATGTGAAGCCCTACGCCGAAGCCTACGGCGCGGATGAGAAGGACGTGCGTATCCTCGGCTACCAGGGCATGAAGTTCCTCCGTGAGTACCGCAAGTTCCTGAGCGAGTTCCCGCTTGTAGAGGTCCAGCTTGGGACGAAGATTGCGGAGGGTGTCGAGCTGACCGGGCGGCCTGACGTGCTCGATTTCGTTTCGCCCGAAGGCGGCGAGCCTACCGTCTACGTGATCGACTGGAAGACCGGCGAGAAGGATGAGGACTCGCGGTACATCCGGCAGATGCAAGGCTATGCGGAACTCGGGGTGCAGCACTTCATCGGGCAGACGCCGCACCGCGTGGTTGTGATCCTCGCCTGGCTCAGATCGGCGGAAGCGAGCGTGATCTCCTACAGCCTGGCGATGCTTGGTATCCTGCGCGAGATCGAGCTAGCCGTTACGCGCTGGGACGGCAAGACGTTCACACCGGGCGAGGCGTGCCGCTACTGCCCGCGTGTCGCCGCCTGCCCCGGACGCCGCGACCTGATGCTCGCCGCTGTGGAAGTCCTCACGAGCGAGCGTAGGGCCGATCTGGTGCCCTTCAACGGGCAGCTAGTAGATCCGGCAGGCTTCGGGCGCTCGATCGTCCAGGCGCGTTTCCTCAAGCAGCTCTGCGAGGAGCACCTTCGCATGGCGACCGATGCGGTCAAGTCCATGGGCGGCGACATCCCGATGCCGAGCGGGCAGCATATCAAGCTCGTCTCGCGTGCGGGGCGACCGAGCCTCAAGCCTGAGCGGGTGCTTCCGTACCTCCGCGAGCGGTTCGGGCAGATCACTGACGACGAACTCGCCGCCATGGTCAGTCTCGGCAAGTCGGACGTAGAATCCTTCGTCGCGTCGAAAGCCGAACGTGGCGAGAAGGCCCAACTCAAGGAGGCTGTCTTCACCGAGCTAGAGCAGACCGGGGCCATGACGCGTGGGCACGCGGTCGAGTACGTTCAAGTCGAGGAGGCGTGATGGAAGTCAGACCGGCAGTGATCGACAGCGATCGGAACCTCGGGGATCTGCTCCGGGTGTGGAAACCGAAGCTGACGCAAATCTACGGCGAGGGGGAAGAGGCCGCGGGCCGTCTGCTTGCGATGGCCGAAGCGTGTGTCCGCCGCAATCCCGACCTGAAGCAGTGTACCGTCGAAAGCTTCCGCACGGCGCTCGAGGATGCCGCCGCGTTGAAGTTGCTCCCGACGGGGCTGATGAATCTCGGGCACGTCCTATCATTCCGTAACAAGCAAGGCTCGCGTGACGCAACGTTCGTCGCTGGCTATCGCGGCCTACTCGACATCTGCTACAGGTCGAAGAAGGTCGCGGGCTTCGAGGTCGGGCTGGTTCACCGTGACGATCCGTTCACGTACCGGCGCGGACTCCAGACGATCCTCGACCACGAGCCGAAGTACAGCGGCGTCATCGGCTTCGACAACCGGCAGGAACTCAAGGCGGGATACGCCGTCTGGTGGGACGTGATCGACGGGCACGCCGTAGCACAGCGGCACCTCGTTCTCAACCAGGCTGAGATTGAACGCCTACGCATGAAGTCGAAGAAGGCCGACGATGGCCCGTGGCGCACCGACTACTCGGCAATGGTGATGAAGACGATCGTCCGTGCCGCGACGAAGCTGATGCCGCTCACGCCTGCCGAGGATGCCTTGCTCGCACGGGCGTTCGAGGTCGAGGACGCGAAGCTCGGGCAGCCGGACCCGTTCATCGACGTGACGCCGGGCGCGCCGACATCCCCGCCTGACGGGCGTCTGCCGATCGGCGAGGTTAGGCAAGTCGAGGCGTAACGTGAGGAGGACGTGGTGGAAGGCTATAGGGAGTTCCTTGCGCGCAAGGGATCTATCGTCAGGAATCTCGGCCCCGAGGTGACGACGGCGGAAATCAACGCCAAGCTCTTCTCATTCCAACGCGACATCACGCGATGGGCGATTCGGAAAGGGCGGGCGGCGATCTTCGCGGACACGGGGCTCGGCAAGACGTTCATGCAGCTTGAATGGGCGCGGCTGATCGGCGGCCGTTGCCTGATCGTTGCGCCACTATCAGTGGCACGGCAGACGGTACGCGAGGGGGTGAAGATCGGCGTACCCGTCTACTATACGAGGTCAGGCGGCGACTTATCGGACGGAGTGAACATCACGAACTATGAGATGGTGACTGAGTTCGACGCAGGCGACTTCCGCTCAATCGTCCTGGATGAATCAAGCATCCTGAAAAGCCTCGATGGGAAGACCCGCAAACTCCTCACGGAGATGTTCGCAGAGACGCCGTATCGCCTGTGCTGCACGGCGACACCGGCCCCGAATGACATCGCGGAGATCGCTAACCACGCGGAGTTTCTGGGGATCATGTCGCGCCCCGAGATGTTGGCTTCCTTCTTCGTTCACGATCAGGACGGCTGGCGCTTGAAAGGGCACGCGGAAGAGCCGTTCTATAAGTGGCTCGCGTCCTGGGGGATGAGCGTCCGCAAGCCGAGCGACCTTGGATACTCGGATTCTGGCTACGATCTTCCTCCACTCACGATCTCTCCACTCTGGGTGGAATCGGACGCGGTAACTGACGGGGCTCTCTTCCATCTCGGCATGAAGGGGATCGCTGATCGCTCACGCGTACGCCGGGCAACATCCTCCGACCGTGTAGCGAAGGCGGCGGAGATCGTCAACGCCAGCCCGGAACAGTGGATCTTGTGGTGCGGCCTCAACGCAGAGGCCGATTCCGTGGCAGCGGCGGTCCCCGGTGCGGTGAACGTCCAAGGGTCCGACTCGCTGGAAGAGAAGCAGTCAGCGTTCGAGTCGTTCCAGGATGGGTCGCTCCGCGTGCTCGTCACGAAGCCGAAGATCGGCGGGTTCGGGATGAACTTCCAGAACTGTCACCGCATGGCGTTCATCGGGATCTCAGATTCGTGGGAGTCGTACTACCAGTGTGTTCGGCGGTGCTATCGCTTCGGGCAGACGGAACCTGTCACGGCTCTGATTGTGGTCAGCAAGCAGGAGTCTGAGGTATGGGAGAATGTGCAACGCAAGGATGCGGAGGCTACCAAGATGAGCGAACGGCTGGTGGAGCACGTCCGTGAGTTTGAGCGAGCGGAGATCACAGACGGACAAGCGCGGGCAGAGTATGCTGAGGACACTGTGCGGCACGACGGCTGGGAGATGGTGCTCGGGGATTCCGTCGAGACTATGGCGCGGGTCGCGGACGATTCCGTTGGCCTCTCCGTCTTCTCTCCTCCGTTTCAGTCCCTCTACACGTACAGCCCAAGCGAGCGCGACCTCGGAAACTCGAAGACGAAGAGCGAGTTCTTCGATCACTTCACGTACATCATCGACCACCTGCTTCGGGTGACGAAGCCGGGCCGCAACTGCGCCGTCCACGTCCAGCAACTCACGACGAAGATAGTCACGCACGGCGTGATCGGGATGCAGGACTTCCGGGGTGACGTGATCCGCGCCTTCATCGACCGAGGCTGGATCTACCACGGTGAGGTCTGCATTGATAAAGACCCACAGGCCCAAGCAATCCGAACACACAGCAAGGGGCTCCTTTTCGTGCAGCTGCGGAAGGACTCGACGTGGAGCCGTCCGGCGCTAGCTGACTACATCGTGCTATTCCGCAAGCCGGGCGAGAACGGCGAGGTCGTTCACCCGGACATCACGAACGATCAGTGGATAGAGTGGGCGCGTCCGATCTGGTATGGGATCAAGGAATCTGACACACTCAATGCCCGCGAGGCGACTCAGGATAAGGACGAGCGCCACATCTGCCCGCTCCAACTTGAGACGATCGAACGATGCATCCGGTTGTGGTCGAACAAGGGCGACATCGTCCTGTCGCCATTCGCCGGGATCGGGTCTGAGGGCTACGAGGCGGTGAAGCTAGGCAGGCGATTCTGGGGCTGCGAGTTGAAGCGCTCGTACTGGGAAACCGGCTGCCAAAACATCCGCAAGGCTGAAAGCATCGTCGACATCCCGCTGTTCGAGCCTGTCTCGGATGTTGTATGATAGTCACGGCGGGCCGAGGGCCGGGCTCGCACGAGAGCCGTCTAACGGCGGTTCTCGGTCCCGCCAACCTCACCGTTAGGAGGGCGAATGGCAGGCAAACCAAGAGCTACAGTCCAAGCATTACCGTCGAATCTTGAAGCCGAGGAGGCCGTTCTAGGTTGCTTGCTCGGCTGGCCTGAGGTAGCGGCTGAGAACGTATGCAAGCTAGGTTCGACCGATTTCCTGACCGTCAAGAATGGCGTCGTCTTCGAGGCGATACGTTTGCTCGTGAACGACGGGACGCTGCCTGACGTGATCGCCGTCGCCAACCGCCTGGAGTCGATGGGCAAGACCGAGGATGCAGGCGGGCGGGTACGCCTCGGCGACCTCGCTACGAAGCAGATTACCGATGCCGGGTTCGATCACTACGTCTCAATCGTCAAGGGAAATGCTACGCGGCGGGCTCTTATTTCCGCCACGGCACGGATCGAAGAGCTTGCCCATGACGAGGCCCGCGACATCCGCGACGTAGCGACGGAAGCCCAGAAGATACTCGACGGGACGCGGCTGCAGGCAGCGATGGGCGGCGTTGCCGTGTTCGCTCCGGTGATCGAGGCTGACGGTACGACGCTCCGCGCCGACTGGTGCCCGCCTGGTATCCGCGCTATGGCGACCAAGCTCCAGTCGCACAAGTCGGACGGCTCGGTGACCGGCTTCGTTAGGTTCACCGGGACCATGCCAGGCGTCCCCGCTCGTCTCACCTCCGGGCAACTCAACTTCGCGGCGGTCCAGACACGCGCAACGTGGGAGAATCGACTGTCGAAGGTCGCCGCGCTACCCGATGGCATGTGGGCGACAATCCTCGAACAGCTCTCCGAAAGCGTCATCGAGTACGTCGAGACTGGCGAGCCCGTTCAACAGGTGGACAGCGAAGTCGACCCCAAGGAATTGGAGTACCTTCTCTTCCCGATCCTGTTGCGCAACGAGCCGACCGTCATCTATGGCGACATCGGTGTCAACAAGTCATATCTAGCGGCGTTGCTCACCTACATCCTCATGACCGGCCAGGAGAACTACCGGCTCGAAGTACGCCACAAGATCCAGGCACCGCTCTACCTAGACTGGGAGTCGAGCGTCGGGAGCTTCGCGCGTCGCTGGGCCAAGCTCAGGCGCGGGATGAACCTACCGCCAGCCAAGGCAAGCTATCGTCGCTGCGCCCTTCCACTCGTCCAAGACTCGGAACAGGTGAAGGAACTGATACGCCGCAACGGCCACGACTTCATCATCATCGACTCGCTCGGTCTCGCGGCCGGCGGCGACCTGAACAACCCGCAACCGGCGAACGACTTCTACAAGGCACTCCGCTCGCTAAACGTCACGTCGCTAGTCATAGCTCACCAGGCCAAGAACACGACGGGCAAGACGTCGATCTTCGGCTCGCAGTTCTTTGGAGCGGCACCACGTTCGATCTGGGAGGTACGCCGCGACCAGGACGAGGGCGCAGACGTTGCCCGTGTCGGGCTCTACCACGCCAAGGCGAACGAGGGTCGCCGTGAGCCGCCGATCGGGTTCAAGTTCACATTCGGTGGGAACTTCACCAGGGTTGAACCAGACAGCGCCGACACGATCATGGCGGCTGACGACCGCTCGCCGGTCAAGGATCGCATCCTCGACGCTCTACGCCAAGACGGCAAGATGACCTATCAGCAACTATCCGTTGCAATCGGTCACCCCGAGCATCTACTTCGTACACCTATGAAACGATTGCTAGAGGATGGACTCGTAAGGAAACTAGCAACAGGAGCGGACGGCAGGACGAAGTTCGGCCTCGGAACCCGTGAGGAGTACCCCGGATGAGCCGCGTAACAAAACCGCGTAACAGGGGGTCGAAAACATGGGTGCTGTTACGCCCGTAACAGCTTGTTACGCCGCGACTCGTAAAATGCCACTTCGCGCTTTTCTGAACTGGCGCGTAACAGTTACGCGTAACTCGTTACGCGTAGAAGAAACACCCCCCCCCGTAACAAGGGGGGTTATCTAGGGGCTGTTACGTGTTACGCGATATACGTATAGAGCTATATCTATGGAGGTCACCGTGGACGAGAACGAGAAGACACAGGAACGGGAAGACCTCGGATTCTGCCCGTTGACGAAGACGTGGTGCCGAGAGGATTGCCAACTTCTCCAGGACGAGTGCTGCGCCATCAGCCTCCTCGGAATGTGGGCCGAAGACGAGTGGGCGAGGAAGAACGGACTAACCTCTTGACATCCGGGAGAGGATACTGTACGATACGGGAGAGGTGATGAGCATGACCACAAAGCACACGCCGGGACGATTGGCGATCAAGGATCGGCTACTCGATGGACGCTGTCAGTTCACGATATTGGGCGGAGATGGCGCGATTGTTGCGGGTGTGGACGCGCGCGACAACGTCCTTGCCGGGTTCGGAAAAGAGAACGATGCCCGTTCGCGTTGCGCGGATGGTCAGCAAGAGGCATGGGCGAACGCCGAGCATCTTGTCGCCTGCTGGAACGCCTGCGAGCGAAGAGGCCGAAGGAGGCCCCCGATGCCTGACAAGCATGAGGAAGTAGTCGCACAACTCAGAGTCGGGCCGCTATGCGGATTCGCCATGACCGATGCGCAGCTTGACGACATCGCCGCGATCCTCAAGCGCGAGTACGGCGACGCCCGCCGCGACGCGCTCGAAGAGGCTGCGAGGATCTGCGATCTGATCGTTCATAGAGTCTGCGCGGAAGATGCGGCAGACACGCGCCTATATGAACGCGCATCAGGAGAGGATGCTGGTTGTTGCGCAAGGGCGATCCGTGCCGCGAAGGAGGAAGCCCGTGAGTGAGAAGATCAAGCCGTGTCCGCTATGCGATGGCGCTGGAGAGGCAATCCGCTGGCAGCGTGATGGAGCCGCCTTCGCCGTCGTCAAATGCGCCAATGGTTGCAGAATGTACGGCCCCGAAGTCCGTGTGGTCGCTGGCAAGATGGAGGAAGCAATACGCCAGGCAGTTGGCCTGTGGAACCGCCGCCCGCGCGAGGACCGGCTCGCTTGTCTGCTCGGAGAAGCCATGGCCTGCACGATAAGCGCGGATCTGGCGGCCCGCATAGACGCAGCCCTGAAGGAGGAGACGTGACCGATACCGGCTGGATCGAGAAGGCCATCGCTCTAGTGGATCACCGCGACATTGACAACCACGCCGTGAAGGCGTCAGCGGCAGCCGAACTCGCCGCCCTCCGCGCCGAGAACGCAAAGAAGGATGCGACTATCGACACTCTCAATCGCGCGCTCGTCAGCCTGACGCCACTCGGCTCAGAGTTTCACATGAACCCCGAGAGGTGCGTCAACTTCGTCCGCGAGATGCGCGACGGTGAACACAAGGCACTCATCCAGGCCGTGAAGGGGCGGCGGGCAGCCGAAGCCGAGAACGCGGCCCAGGCCCGGCAGATCGCCGCGCTCAGGGCATTCGTCCAGTTCGTAGCCGACTACGTCAAGCACGCAAGGCGGTTACGCGACGGCTCACCCTCGTCCATGCCCTCGCTGCAAAAAGATCCCGTCACCGGCAGGAATGACTACGTTGTCCCGCCGCCATTGTCGGAGGGCGCACTTGACGAGATCAGGGCCAACCTTGGAATCGCGCCCTCGTCCATGCGCCTCGTCCCGCTGGAAAGGCTCAGAGAGATCGAGTGGCTTGAGAGCCATAACGGCGACGAGCCGTTATCGTGCCCCGTCTGCCTGCGGTATCAGAGCTTCGACCACATGCCCGACTGCTGGCTCGCCGCCGCCATCGCGGAGACGGAACCTCTCACACGTGATACAATCGGATAGGTGAAATATGCCCGAACCTAAGAAACACCCAGGCGGTAGACCTGTGAAGTACGAGACTCCAGACGACATGCAGGTCAAGATCGACGCCTATTTCTCCGCCTGCGATTCTCGGGTCAAGCAGATCGTTACAAAGGAAGGCGTCGTAACCGTTCGCTTCCCTGCGCCGTACACGATCCAGGGACTCGCTGTGGCTCTCAATCTTACCATGGAGGGCCTATCGGAATATCAGGCCAAGCCTGAGTTTTCTGTAACTGTAAAGACAGCCAAGCAACGGTGCGAGGCCAATAAGGTCCAACACATGCTAGATGGAGACGGCTACGGGCCAGGTTACATCTTCGATCTCAAGAACAATCATGGCTGGAAGGACCAACAGCAGATCGAGCACTCCGGCTCCGTCCATGTCCACTTCGACCAAGAAGACAAGAGCCTTCTCTAAGACTACCCGCCAGCGTGAAGCCATTGCCCTGTTAGGCGGCTCGGCGTCCCAAGTCCTTCTCTATGGGGGGTCTAGGTCAGGGAAGACCGTTATCGCCCTCTACGCTTTACTGTGCCGGGCGATTGATCGAAAGTCGCGGCACCTCATCCTGCGGTTGCACTTCAACCACGTCAAGACCTCGATCTGGATGGACACGCTTCCGAAGGTGTTGGAGCTTGTCGCGCCTGACCTTGAGGTCAACTGGAATAAGACCGACTACGTGCTTGAGTTCCCGCACAACGGCTCGGAGATTTGGATCGGTGGGCTGGACGACAAGGAGCGCGTCGAGAAGATCCTTGGTCACGAGTACTCGACGATCTTCTTCAACGAGTGCAGCCAGCTCACATACGACGCCGTCGAGACAGCACGGACGCGCCTTGCCGAGAATTCCGGGCTAACACTCAAAGCGTACTATGATGAGAACCCGCCACGCGCGAAACACTGGACACACAAGCTGTGGATCGACCACGTCAGCCCAGACGACGGCGGGCCGCTTGCCGATCCGTCCGACTACGCCAGCCTACTGATGAACCCCGAAGACAACAGGGCGAACCTTCCGCCTGGCTACATCGAGACGGTGCTCGGTCGCCTATCGAAGCGCAAGCGTGATCGGTTCCTGCTTGGATTGTGGGGCACGGACACGGAAGGGGCGCTGTGGAAGGCTGACTGGATCAGGCGCGGGGAAGCGCCGCCTGACCTGGAGCGCATCGTGGTCGCCGTCGACCCCGCCGTGACGAAGTCGAAGAAGTCAGACGAGACAGGGATCGTGGTCGCGGGTAAGCTCGGCAACCGGCTCTATGTGCTCGAGGACGTGTCGGGGCGCTACACGCCGCACGAGTGGGGATGGGCAGCGGTCGACGCCTACCGACGATGGGGCGCTGATCGGATCATCGGGGAAGTGAACAATGGCGGCGACCTCGTTGCGACCAACATCCGGCAGCACGATCGCCTTGTCAGCTACAAGGACGTTCACGCATCGAGAGGGAAGGCCGTCCGCGCCGAGCCAGTGTCCGCGCTGTACGAGCAAGGGCTAGGCATCCACTGCGGAGAGTTCCCCGAGCTAGAGGATCAGCTCACGGGATGGGTGCCCGGGGACGACGACTCGCCGGATAGACTCGACGCGCTAGTGTGGGCAGCGACCGAGCTACTGCTGGAATTGCCGACCGAGCCGCAGTATGCAAGCTATGACGGCTATGAAGCCATCACGCCGTACTAAGAGATGAGGCTGAAAGTTGAACAGAGCCGAGCGTTATTCAAGGTTCGTCCCGCATACGGTTGACTATCGTACAGGAAAGGAGTAGAGTCAGGCGGAGGTGAGCGATGACACGTGACGAAGTGATGAAGCTGTCGGACGATGAGCTGCGCGTCAAGGCGGCGGAGATCCTGGGATTCAGATGGTTCAAAAATGCAAACGGTCGTCGGTTCATGGGCATGCCGGATGAGGGCGGATGTATCGCGGCAGAGAGCACAGTCGCCGTGGCCCTGGACGCGCTGCGCCTTGTCCCCGACTACCCGCGCGACATCGCGGCGGCGTGGGAGTTGGTCCTGTACGCCAAGAAACTAGACGATGCAACGTGGGCTGGACGAACGCTTGCCATCGCAGAATGGTTCTCCCGTCAATCCAGCGCAGACGAATGGGCGGACGATCCATCGTGGGAGTTGAAGGAAGTACTGTTCAATCGCATCTCACCGCGTGAACTGACCCGTGCCTTCGTCCTCGCGATGTCGAATGAAGCGCACTAGCTGGATCACCGACAGGAGGAGATGATGAGCGGCGAACGCTCCAACCAACGCGGCGACGCGACACGGACACGGACGAAGACGCACAAGCGGCTGAAACGCTACCTCGAAAGCGAAGTCGGCAAGCGCACGCTGTGGCGTCCGAGCGGCAAGGAACCGGTCCACATCAAGAAGCCGGGACGCAATGACCCTTGCATTTGCGGGTCAGGGAAGAAGTTCAAGAACTGTCACGGAAAGGCGGCAGAATGAAGATACCACGCCAAACCGCAGAGAACGTCGCAATGAACTTCGTGAACCTGTGGCCCGAACGCCCATCCAGAAACGACATCACGTACTGTGTCTGTGATGTGGTCTACAGCAAGGACTACAAGGCTATGAAGAGGATCGCACGCAAGATCGAGCGGGCCATCATTCGGCGGCTCGTCCGGGCGCGGATACCGGAAGGGTCACACATCGCGGCCACGAGGCGGAAGGAGGGGCGTCTATGAACGGCATGGCGACGTGGGGCGACAAGGGCCGCTACCAAGGCAAGGACGACGACACTCTGCAACAGAGCGAGCGTCTACGGTTCTCCATCCGTGAGCGGAAGCGGCGCCCTATTGGCAGCGAGGATACGAAACGATACTGTGAAGAGAAGGACAAGGAGGCGAGATGAGCAATCCCGTGCGCGAGGCGATGATCCAATTCCTGCGCAGGGAAGGATGTACTCCGAGGATGTGTCAATTCTGCGTCCACCAGCAATGGCAGAGAGCACGGGTCTTCTTCCGCACAGGTATGTACAGATGTTGCGCATTACGGCCAGGGACGTTCGTGGAGAACGAAAACTCATGTGACGATTTCAAGGAGGTTCGATGAAAGCATTCGTGCTCATCTGGCTAGGCGGGCTCGCTGTGATCGGGCTCGTCTCGGTGCTCTACCCGGCGTCTGATCTGAACGTCTACCCGACGACGTATGAGACGGTCGTACAGCCGGTCTCGGTGCCATCGCAGCCCTTTGACGTGTCTGTTGTGCAGCGGGTCACTACGCAGGCCGATGCGCTCGCCGTGAGCGTCAACCGGAACGAGGACGCGGTAGCTGCGCTGTCGAAGCGCATGGACGAGATCACGGGCAAGCAGGCGGGGATCAGCGAGAACGCGAAGGCGCTCCGCGTGTACGTGGATGAGCAGGATAAGGCGCTGAATGACGCACTGACCATGTCGCGCAAGGATTCTACAGGGCTACCATGGGCGATGTGGATTGGTATCGTCGGGGCCTGGGTTGGCTTGTTCATCTTGGCCTTCGCTATCCGTGCTATCCGCAAAGGGGGCCGCGTTGAACCCAAGTAACTTCACGATCTACGTCCCCCGCGCGAAGACGGAAGAGAAGCTCATTGAGAAGATGCAGGCTCTCGCCAAGAAACGCGACCGCTCGCTGTCCTACGTCGTGATCGAGGCGATCGAGCAGTACCTAGAGCGTGAGAAAAGGTAGCCCCTCTCCGGGGTACTGGCGGGGTAGGAAGCTGCTGTGCCCTGCCCCGCCATGGAGGTTGAGATGTGGAAGACGATACGTGTAAAAGAGAACCCCGTTATATTCACCCGTTCATCCACACCGGAAGGGAATTGGATGCATCTGACGCTCCCTGATGGGTGTGAAGGCAAGCACATCCGCGTGACGGTGGAAGAGGAAGTCTCCGAGTGCTGCGAGAAGTGGCGGGGGAAGAGCATCTATACGATTGACGAGGCTTCTAGGTTTCAGGCGGGGGGGACTGTCCTTATGCACCAGGAGCCGGAATTCTGTCCCCGGTGCGGGCGGAAGCTATGAAGCACCACGAGTACGAGCCTGCGCCGGTCGACCTGCGCCACGAGCTAGACAGGGTGATCGCTGGGGAAGTGGCGTTCGTGCCCGATCCGTTTGATGCGGAACAGGGGGGCAGTGACGATCCTCGATACAGACAGGCACTACGCCAACGGAAGCTCGGACGGATGAACCTGAGCTATCTCGGCAGTCGGAAGAAGGCACACGGGAAGGCCGCGCACAAGGCGCACGTGCTGTACCGCGAAACGGGAATGTGGGTTAGATAGGAGGTCTGATGCCCAAGGGAGTCTACGATAGATCGAAGGTCAAGACGACGCCGCCGACTATCCGGCAGCGAGCGAGCGAGGATGAGCAGTTGCGGGATCTCATGGAGACGGCAGAGGCCGACGGCAAGACGCTTACCGGCGAGCCGACGAGCTCCGTGATGACAACGACGGCGCGTGACGTGGTTCACGTGCCCGCCTCGGACGTGCCGCAGACGAGCACGGGGACGCTCCCGACGGTCGTCCTCACGGAAGATCGCATCGTGAACATTCACGCGCCGACGCCGCTCGTCACCTTCCACCTGCGCCGCGTCGAGAACGAGCTGACTGACACGATGCGCACCGTCCACATACCGTCGCCGGCAAGCATTCAGCCGGGCGAGCGCGTCGTCATCCACGTCTACAGGGAGGAGTGATGCCCTGGTATCTCGTGCTCCTTCTGACGGTAGTCGGAGTCGTGATCGTGGGCGCACTGGCGATCTACATAGCCGCACGGATGTTCCTGACGGCGCTGTTCAAGGGATGGTAAGACAACCATCACCTCCGCCTTAGCAGTCGTGGCCTAACCTCCACGCTACGCACACCGCAGCACGGGCCGCAGACTAGCAACCTGCGGCCTTGCTCTTTTGCAGTCCTTGTAGTCCAATCTACCTAGCGTCACCCGACTTGGCAGGGCGGGGCTAGGCAAGTCGTGGCATGGTCTGGCCCATCATAGGGGGAGGGTGCTGTGACCGAGCGTTTACTTGAGTTGTCCGTGTCTGAGCTTTCCGAACGCCTGCAACGCACCGAGCAGAGTCTCGCCATCACCGAGGCCAACTTCCAAGAGAAGATCACCGAGCTTGAGTACGAGCTAGAGGAGCGCGGCTGGGATCGGCTGTACGGCTCACAGGATCTTGAGTTCTCGCGTGACGCCTTGCGCCGCATTGCCCGAGAGTCGCGCCTGTTCTACATGAAGAACCCCATCGTCAAGCGGGCCGTCGACCTAGAGAATGCCTATGTCTTCGGTCAGGGCGTGACGATCCAGGCGGAGCAAGAGACGGTCGACGCGATCGTGCAAGCATTCGTCGGCGACGAGTTGAACCGTGGCGAGCTGACTACCCCCCGCGCCATGACCTCCCAGAATGCCGACCTCAAGATCGACGGCAACCTGTTCTTGTGTTTCTTCCGTAACGGCGTCGGCGACCTCCGTGTCCGCGCTATCCCCTTCGACGAGATCCAAGACGTGATCTCGAATCCCGAGGACGCGAAGGAACCGTGGTACTACCTGCGGCGGCGAATCCCCCGCTCGTCACTGCTTGGCGAGATCGCTGCCGCAGAGGCCGACAAGCTCTACCCCGACTGGCAGTACACGCCACGGAATCGCCCGCCGAGCTACAAGGGCATGCCAATCGACTGGGATCACCCGGTCTACCACGTGGCCGTCAACCGTCTCTCGGGCCAGCGATTCGGCCTCTCGGAAGTCTACGCGGCGCAGGACTGGGCACGTGCCTATAACGAGTTCCTGGCCAACTGGGCAACCATCACCCGCAGCTTGGCACGGTTCGCCTGGAAGATCGTCACGAAGGGCGGCGCGGATCAGCGGGCGCTCGTCAAGGGCAAGCTGGACTCAGGCATCATGGCCGGCGGCGATACCTACACCCCCGCGCCGTCTGCTGGTAGCGTCCACATCGAGACAGCGGGCGCGGCGGACCTACAGCCTATCCGCACGTCAGGCGCGACGACTTCCCCGCAGGATGGCAGGCGGCTACTGCTCATGGTCTGCGCCGCGATGGGATTCCCTGAGACGTTCTTCGGGGACGCCGAGGTCGGGACGCTCGCAACGGCCAAGAGCCTGGACCGTCCGACTGAGCTTGCGATGCTTGGCAGGCAGCGACTATGGGCTGAGATCCTCGAGAACGTCTGCACCTACGTGATCGAGCAGAAGGCGCGGGCGGGCACGGTGGACGGCATCGGCGGCGAGGAGATCCTTGACGATTGGGACGAACTGAAGTGGGTCTACTCGGACGATCCCGAGACCGGCGAGCCACTCGACACGCACGTCTCGATCACGTTCCCTGGGATCGTAGAGCGCGACGTCACCGAAGCGGTCGACGCGATCGTGAAGGCCGCAACGATGGGCGGGCTTGGCACATTCGCCGGGACGCTCGATCCAGAGTACACGACACGGCAACTGCTTGTCGCGCTCGGCGAGCACTCGGTGGAGGAAGTCATGGCCGATCTGTTCCCGCCCGAGGAAGAGGTGCCGCCCGAGGCGGTTCAACAGACGGAGGCCCTGCGGCGCGAGATGAAGTCATTCTTGACGCTGCTACAGGAGGCGCGCGTTGCGGACTGATGAGGGAGCTATCGTGCTTGCTTCTTTGCTGAGACACCAGAAACACGTTGAAGGTAACATTGAACGTCTCATCGGAGAACTTGCGATGCGTGCCCGCTTCCACGATCAATCGAAACTCGGCGTAGATGAATTCAGTGGGTTCGTAGAGATTCATCACGTGGCTAGGGAGAATCCTATCGGATCCCCGGACTATGAGGCCGCAATGCGTACCGCTCCGTGCATCGCGCATCATTTCGCGGAGAACAGTCACCACCCTGAGCACCACGGTAAGACAGAGCGCATGGGATGGCTCGACATTATCGAGATGGTGTTAGACTGGAAGGCCGCATCCGATGTGTACGGCAACACTACGCTGCGAGACGGCCTTGAATACCAATTCTCCCGCCACGGATTCACAGGCGAGCAACGGTGGCTCATCTTGCAGGTTGTCGAATGGGTAGAGGGAGGCCACGTTGCGGAATAGCCTGCGCATCTTCCTCACGACGCAGAGCGACCAAGGCTCGCGTGACTGCCAGGTCGGCACGAAGGTGCTTGCTCTTGTCGTCGGGATCGCTGTCGTCAACTACGCGCTGAGTGCGGCGCTGCATCAGGAGGGCAAGGATGTCCGTGGCGTCTTCGTCTCTACTTCGTGACTCCGCGCTAGCCGTCTTCCGCGAGGCGACGAAGCTCTCACGGGCGGAACGTAACCGCGCACGCAACGCCGCCACCGAGCGCACGCGGAAAGCGTTTGCTAGCATCTTCGCTAAGCAGGGACGCGCATACCTCGCACGCCTACCGAAGATTGCCAAGCTATTCGTCTCGAACGAAGTCACCGAGGCGGCATACGACGGCGACCTCGCAGACGCCTTCGCTGACGTGTTCTCGACGACACGCAAGCAGGCAGAGAAGGCGCTGTTTGAGTCCATGTTCGACGGGATCACGGGCGGATATCAGGGCCTCGCATCCGACTTCGGCCTAGAGACGTCGTTCAAGTTGAAGCCCGAGCAGGCTACGAAGTGGGCACGCGACAACGCCGCAAAGGAAGTCACGAAGATCAACGAGGCGACACAGATAGAGATGCGTGGCCTCATCACACGGGGGATTGACGAGGGGCGCGACTACGGCTCCATCGCCCGTGAGATCCGCGACACGTTCGACGGGTTCACGACGCAGCGGGCCGAGCTTGTCGCCGTCCAAGAGAACGCCATGGCCTACGAAGAGGGCCAGTCGCGCCTCGTTGGCGAGATCGAGAAAGCGGGCATCACCATGGAGAAAGCGATCACCGGCCCGGACGACGATCTCACCTCGGACATCTGCCGCGACGCCATGGACATGGGCTGGATTGACACGGATGAGGAGTTCCCAGGCGGCGAGCAGACGGCCCCGCTTCACGTCGGTTGCCGACACGCCACGATCTACCGCGTCAAAGAGGAGGAGTAATGCAGTCTGTAATGGACTTCCCTTGGAGATACAAGCACTGCGCTGACAGTACGCAGGTGTCAGCCGGGCCGTGCGTGTTGCACACGATCACCATCAACCGCCTCGATACCGGAGCGTGCGTCGTGACCGTGTACGACAACCCGGCAGCGGCGGGAAACGTGATCGCAATCATTGACCTCACGCCCACGGCTGTCGTGAACGTGATGAGCACGACGCTCATCTTCGACGCGCAGTGCGATACGGGGCTCTATGCTGACTTCAGCGGGGCGGGCGGCGACATCACGGTGACGTACAAGTAGGAGGGGATCCAAATGCCTTGGAGTGTCGGCGACGTCGATCAATTCAAGAAGGGCCTGACCGACGCCGAAAAGAAGACGTGGGTAAAGGTGGCGAACGATCGTCTCGCCGCGTGCTTGAAGGAAGGGCGAACGGACTGCGAGGCGTCAGCCATCAAGCAGGC